CAGCTCTTACCAACTCCCCGAAACGCCTGTATTTGTAGTCGCTTGGGACCATGTTGAATGTAATCAGCAATCGCATATTGTGCTCTCGTTGGGCTAGGGAGATCAAGCTGTCCCCACAGTGCTTGTAGGAATAGCTTGAAATCCTGTTGTATTAGTATAAGGTTATTGTCCACGTAATAGTCCAGTTGTTGGGTCTACCATATCAGTTTTATTGGATATTCTACTTGTATTTATTATTTTTGTTAATATGTTTGCTGAATCTAAACCTTCAAACGGCTCAATAGCTTCTAATACTTTATTAACTGCTAATAATCTAAGTTTATCTGCTGTTGCAGGACCAATAGTATATCCTTTTAAATTTTCTAATAAGTATTGTAATTCTTCTCTATATCTAATAGCAAACTCCTCTTTTAAATCTGCTGGTATAAGATTATTTAATGATCTTTCTGGATATACATAGTTAAGGAAGCTTTCACGTAATCCATACCCTGTACCATATAAATCAGCTATAATTCGGTCTGGATCAAGTTGAGCTTTTCTAGATCTATTACCTCTTACAAGTTCCGCAATAAAGTCTTTTTCTGTTAGGTTTTTAGGTTTTATTTTTAAATTATTAAAATCAATTAGTTGTTGTATAAGATCGTCATCCATTCTTTTATAAATACTTCTTGATATTTCTGCTTCAAGATTATTTTTAAAATTAGCTAAACTATCTATATTATTGTCTTTAATAATATTGTTGACGGCAAATATATGACCCTCTTCAAATGCTGGTATATCTTGATACCTATCTAGTCTCCTAAGATACTCTTTCTGTAAATCTTCAAAATTTTTAATAAGTACAGGTTCAGTCATACCTTCTGTTTTAAAACTTATACCACCTTCTTGATTTATTATTTTTTGTAAATCGTCAACCGTAAATTCCTTGTTAAACATAACTGATATTTCTTCTGCTATCTCTTCAGCAGTACCAGTATGTTTAGTTAATGCTTTTTCATTTAAAAAAGTAATAGTTCCTTCAAGACCTTTATGGGTCCTACGTAGTTTAAGATTCTCATTACGTGCTAGTTTACCTGATCTTTCTGCGGTAATAGACTTAATGTACTCAGTAACTTTTTCTTCTGGTATTTCGGGATATTCTGCTAAAATTTTATCAAAATCTGTTCTTTTTAACTTTCTTGTAGCTAATTTCCTAGCAATTTTTCCACCTTCCTTACCTACGTATTTAATAGGACTACTTGGAGCTGGATCTCCTAACTTCATTCTAGCCTTAAGATATAATTGTGTTAAAGCTTCTTCGGATTCTCCTCTATCAATAGGTATATCACTAAGATTTAACTGCCCCGGTGATTGACGAATCTTTTTCCTACGACCCATAGCATAAACTGGGCCAATATGATGCTTTTTCAGATTCTTTAATAGGTGTTTAGCAGTAGTACTTAAGGCTACTTGTGTTCCAGCTACTCCAACACCCATAGCTCCACCTATAGAACCAGCTAAAAGTATCTGTTCTGGTGTTAGCCATTTTTGTTCATCAATACCTACACGTATTTGCTCTGCACCTATACCAGAAACACTTCCAATAGTTGCTGCTCGTCTAAATGTACCTGCTTCACCTACAACTTTAGATATATTTTTACCTGTTTTACCGACAGTAGATCCCGGAATTACTCCTAAAGCTCCAGATGCTAGTAACTCTCCAAGACTTATATCTGTCTCTCCACGTATTCGTTGTGCTATAAGGTTACCTACTGCACCAGATGCAAAGTTAGCTAGTGCATAAGCTGGTGGAGCCCAACCAAGAAATGCAGTAACAGTATCAGTAGCTACACCTAATCCTGTTTCAAAGGCTATAGATGCGGCTAAGTTGCCTGTAGAAGGTTGGTCAGTATTTTGTTCTTGCTGTTCTGCACGTATTCTGAGTAACTCTTGCTGCCGACGCTGATACTCTTTTTCTGCTTCTGTCATTTTATATGTGATAAAATAGTTTGTTCTCGGTCAGTAATTCCAAATGTGGCTCTCATCCAATCAAGCCAATGTCTACTACCCTTTTCCTGATTACATCGTCGACACGAGGGAACAACATTCGTTGTAATGTCTTCCCCACCCTTACATTTAGGGTGTACATGGTCGATAGTAAGGTTTTGTAATTCATAAATTCCTCCACAATAAACGCATTGACAATTAAAGTGCTCTTTGATAGCCCTTCTCCAGAGCCTTTTTGAATCTGAACTTGTCATCGTTATTAAGTTGTGTAAATAGTAATCAGGGTTTGGTAGTAATGGGGTCATTTGTTAATTTTAAGTCTGCTTCTTCTGTTAATAGATGGTTTTTGCTTACGGCCGTTGGTTGTGCTACCCTCATAATGGGCGGAATCCATTCCGTCACCGTTGCCATATGTACCAAGTTTTCTATTAAGTTTGTTTGCATTGACTCTAATTGCTAGACCTTTTTTAGTTTTATTGTATTTAGCCTGTTGCTTACGGCGTTTAGCCGCAGCTTCAGGGTTTTTCTTATAATAATCAGACGTTTTGGCCATACAACCTCCGTTGTACAAGATTTGAATCTACAGTAGGTAGAAGCTTGTTTAGTTTATCAAGAGGACTACCGTCAAAAGCAACACCTGTTATGTCATTGGTCTTTAACCAGTCACATGCTGCTTTTAAATCTTGTGTTGTAGCTTCTCCACTTCTAATTCTACGTAGAAAGTCCTCTGTAACAAGGTAGTGCAGCTCGTTAAAACTTTCTTCTGTTGCTTTTTTGGGCAGTTTCTTGACTGTATTCATTCGATGTCTAATCCTTTCTTAACTATAGCTAATGCTTTATCATCTAGCTTATTATCACTCTGCTCTACTAGCTTTTCTAGTAATTCTACTACAAAATTCTTAAACTTAGGTGACTTGAGTGCAGATAATACGAGTGGTTTTAATAGTGCTAACATTTTTATTCAGTGGTAGTGGTTTTCTTAGTTGTTGTTTTTTTAGCTTTTGTTTTCTTAGCTTTCTCAGCAGCTTCTCTTTCTGCTCTTTCTCTTGATAGGGTGCTCATTAGTTTTTTTTTGTTTAGTTTAGTTTTCTTCGTAATTGATATTTAGTACAAATCTCAGCTTGGAATCTGTGTGCCAAACTCCAGCATGTTCCATATCTATCGGTGCAATCGCACATCTATTTACTTTAGACTTTACAAATGTGCCATCTTTTGTACCATCTTTAAATAAGGTTCCACCATTATTAGTATTAAGGTATAAGATTGCAATTTTCAATTTAGGATCTCTCCTTTCCATGTCTGTATGCATCTCTCCTTGATATGGTTGAGTTTGTCTAACTGAACAATTAGCTCGTATCATATGAAATTTTTTTACATTTAACTTCTCTGTAATTGCTGCTATAAACTCTTGATGCTCTAGATAAAAATCTGTTACTCGTAGAGTATTTGTATATCGTGTTAGTAATACTGCTTGAAACATAATTTCGGGAGTAACTCGATCTATGTCAGCTAGATTCTCTCCTAATGTAAGAATACTTCCATCGTTATCATTCAGATCTGTAGCATAATCAAGACAATGATAATGAGGAAGTGTGAGGCATTCAAATGCAAAATTTTCAAATACTTCGTATGGTAAAAAGTTATCAATTACTTGTAAGGTGGACATTTATTATTTTATTAATGTTGAAATAGGTACAATGTCATGGCATAAAATATACATTTCTGATTCAGGATGAAAAGTAAATCCTTTTGTCATTAATTCTGCACATTTTAACGCTCTGACAAGTTCATAATCAAGCCTCATTTTCTCTTCTTGACGGGCTGCAATGTCTTTACATTGTTGATACCCTTCTTTATCAAGAGGAACCATAAAGCTTAATTGAAATCCCCAGTTTTCAGAGATAACGTACCCTTCTTCTTCAAACGGTTGAGTATCATTACCCATATAAAATGGAGAAAATGTCATTGATGATCCATTACATTGTATGCTTGGACCATATAACTGGCTAGACATATGTCCATTATTCTGGAATTGTATAGCCTGATTTGTTACGTTCCCCGTTGCCGCAGCGACAGGGTTACTCACGTTGTCACCTTCTGCTAAGGCTGGGGTGCTTACTGCGAGAAGACAGACAAGGAGTTTGTAGTGGAGTTTATTGTGTAGGTGGTTTGAATATCCCATTGCTCTACTAAACCAGCTTGTCTGGTTGTTGTCTCTAGTGTCCATGCTTGAGTAGGATCTGTTACGGAAAATGTTGTCCCAGTTGTTGTTATATCAGCAGATGGTGTAACATTAGTACCAGACCATGTGTTGACTTCCGCACCAAAGACTTGCTTCTGGGTTACCTCCGTTATAGTTTGTGTGGTTGTTGTCGTACTGTTCATAGACCCTGTAGTAAACTGGGGCGTGACAGTATTAGCTCTTGCTACTGCGGGTGATAACAGGGCTAA